CGCCAGAAACTTGTTTTGATTTTTTAGTTGCGTCAGGATTGCTATCTGTTGGTTTAACAACAGCTGCGCCTAAGTCTTCAGCATCATTTTTCAGATGGTTCGGCTCAGCCGCTACAGCATTCTTTTTAGGAGCATCCGCTTGGGCATTCGCCTCAGCTACTGCTTCTTGCTCTAACGCCTCTAACTTTTTTTCTGTATCGGCCATTTGAGAAATCTCCTTTTTTAAAAATAACTAGTTATTTTTCTCTAATTAATAGATATTTATAAGTTTAAAGTTTTCTAAGAAAATTAGCAAACACATTCGCCTTAGCTTCCGCTAATTTGATTGACTTTGCCTTTTCAATATATACTTTATACTCTTCAATATCCCTTGCTTTTATTACTCCATTGTCCCATATCCACTCTTTACTCTCCATAATACCTTCAACGAAAGCGTCTGGAGCAGAGGGGTCTGCTACAATGTCAGCGGCCGTAGCCAAGTAGAAGTCTTTTCCCACATAGTTATTGCCGTTTCTTGAAACCAATGAACCCATTCCTCTTGAAGAAACTCCCAATTGAGCGCCTTCGTCAATAAGACCTTTTACAATCTTACCGTAGGGTGTGTCCATGATTTTTGCTTCACCAATAAAATTTTTGCCTTCCGATTTTAAAGAGGTAATCATGTGTGATACTCTCTCTAAGTTAACTGTTGGTCCATCAGGATGTCCCAGCTCACCAAAGGCTCTTTTCTTATCAATAAATTCTTTTGTATATCTGTCTACTTCGGTAGATAGGATATTATTTTCATAAATTCTACCGTTTCTATTCTTAATATCCGATTGTAGAAAGACACCACGAATTTTGTAGTTCTTTTTACCATTGGTTTCTTCAACCAAGTATTCTGCGTCTTGTATTTCTTCTGATATTAGTTTCATTACTTCTCTCTCGTATTAACTATTTATATGTTTTAATTACCTAAACTCTAAAATAATTGTATAATTGTCACCGTTAGCAAAGTTCTTTGTCGATAATAGAACATCACCAGTTGGTGTCGTTGCGTTGTTAGTAACTTCATTACCAGCTGTTCTTAAATCAAAATAACCATTACCACTCAATAACATAGCCGTTGCGTTAGTAACTCCGTCCCATATCAATTCGACAGCAGATTTGTTATTTGCCGTGTTAATTGAATACCATACTCTCGCAAGTTTTCTGTTACCATCTTCGGTCATAAAAGTGACCTCTGAGGCGTCAATCTTCTTTACTTGTGTTTCACCGGTACCATCTGAAAAGTTTGTAATTTTAGAAACAAACTTAACACCAGATGTATCAGTAATCGTTTGTGTTGTTACTATATCAGCCATTGCTAAATCCTTTTTCTTTGTGACACTCTAATAACAAACTAAACTTATCTACATTACCGTCTGTCGTTACTTGAATATCACCAATACCTTTTATTTTTTCTTCTACAGGTTTTAGACCGTAGTTGTCTATGCCTGTCATTGTTAAACTCTTATCATCAAATTGCAATGTTACCGTGCCTGTGCCTTCTACTTCATAATATGCATTTGCAATTGATAATTCAGATTCGTTTGTAGAACCTTTTAAAGTATCTAACTCTACAAGTTTCTCGTTTTCATTACGAGCACCAGTAACCTTATTGATTACTTTAAATCCATCATCAACTAATTGTGTAGATACTATTGTCATTAACCGCCTACTGATACTGCATGTGCATGACTAGTAGCTGATGTAATTTCGTCTGTTGGGTCTTTACTGATAATAATTTCATCACCAGCTGCATGTAAATAAAATTCACCAATCTTTGTGTCGTCTGCAAGATTGACTGTACCTGTTACAGTACCAGCTGTTGCAACTACTCTAACAGTTGTTGCTGAACCAATATTATTTGCACTAGGGTCATTTACTACATCTCCCAAGATTTTAAATGTCGCCATTGTTTTCTCCTATTTCCTTGTCCATGTAATCATAGACAACATTTGTTTGTACATTATGTTTAAGAGCAACCTTATCTATGGTTGCCTCAACTTCTTTTACAACATCAACACTATCATAATCTACCTGACCAAAAAAGTCATTTACCACCTCTTTATGTTTAGGTGGTAATTGACTAAAAGTTTCTGTGTCAACTACATTTGGTTTAAGTAGTTGATTGAGTTTCATCATTTGCTGGCGCCTCTACTTCTAAAGCGATTTCATTACCATCTGTTCCCATCATAGTTCCAGTTTCCGGTGAGGGGTCTGTTACTGCTGGTTTTGGGTCACTAAATGGTTGTGCCTCAACATCTGAAAAGATTTTACCTGCAATATCAATTCTATGTTGGTCTAAACCATCTGCTACTTTAGCTCTTAAAGCGTCTTTAAAAGCTTCGCCTGCGTCTGCATTGTTTCCGACTGATAAGTCATCTACAAATTTCTTTACATGTTCACTCATTTTTTATCTCCTATAAGTTTCCACCAGAACCTGGAATATCTTCCGTAGGTGCTGATATTATGCCGTCATCAATTTCTTTTTTGATTTGAGTATTAATGTCTTCAATATCTCTATCAGATTGTTTAAGTATATTTTTTCTAACATACTCTACTGAATAATATTTACCAACATAATCTCTCACTTCGTTTGCTAATCTAATTCTTTCCAAAAGCATTTCACTTTCTTTAAGTTCAGCAAAGTGTCCATCTTGTAAGAAGTCATAAGCAATAAAATCTCTTAATGTATGCCAATCGTCCTCTGTGATAACAGCTTTTAGTATTAGTTGTGTTTTTAATATGTCATTAAATAACTCTGTAAACTTCTTTCTCAACCTTTGTACAAACTTTGTAAATTTAAGTTCATCTCTGGTAATCTCGGTACTTCTACCAAGATTGAAACCTTGACTTGCTTCTAATCTACTCGCTGGTACATTCAATGAACGATATAGTTTTGCTCTAAAGTATTCAATGTCCGTAATTTCACCTAAGTTTTGACCGCCTGGTAGTGTAGTAATATCTGTACCTCTACCGCCTTCTCTACTTGGTAACCAAAAGTCTTCTAACATAGACATATAGTTTCTGTCATCTCTGATTTCACCTGTTGAAGCGTCATAGACAAGTTTGTTTCTATATCTTGCCATCACATCTCTTAGGTATGCTTCAGCTTTTACTTTTGGTAAATTACCTACATCAATTTTGAATATTCTTCTTTCAGGCGCTCTTGCGATTCTGTAAATAACAGCAGCGTCTTCAATCATTCTCAATTGATTAACTGGCTTAATTGCCTTATGCATATAAGACAAGACCATATTTTTATTCTGGTCAATTAAACCTGATGGTACAAATGAAATTGTATCTGGGGCAATCTTAATACCACCAGATGTTGTACCGGCAATTCCTTTTTCATTGAATAAGTAATACTCTTCATACTCATCAATGATTGCTAGACCGTGAGGCATAGGACCGTCAGGTCTTTTCTTCCTTACTTCTCTAACTTTTTTGATTTTTCTAGGGTCAATGTATCTTAACTCTGTGATACCTTTTCTAGGTGACTCTCTATCAATAACTTTATGATAGTAAACTCTGCCATCAACATACCATCTTCTAAATATGTCGTGACCTTTTGTATTAAAGTTCATTAACCTTAATACTTCCTTAAACTCATCTTCTATCTTTCGTCTAACTTCTTTACCAAAAGGAACTTCATCCAACCTAAGTCTAATAGCATCCTTCAATTCATTAGCCACGATTGCTTCATTAACAATATCTTCAATTGCCATGTCACACTCGGGGTGTAATGCTATTTCTCTGTATCTTCGGATTAGGTCTTGCTCTGTTTTAGCCGTACCTTCCTGGTCTAGGTACTGACCAAAATAACCACCAGCTGCGATAGTTTGTGTACCATCATCTGCTTGTGGTTGTGTAAAGCCTTGCTTTGGATCCGCCTTTTGAACTTGACGAGTGATAGAAAATCCAAATAATTCAGCCATAATATTATCCTTTACTTTATATATTTACTACTATTTATAATAGTTTTAAGAGGGTAGTTTTTAGGCCACCCTCCTAATATATTAAGTAGTAGTGTTACTTTCAAAGTATTGGTACGCAAAGGTAACGCCAAATTCTTCTATAGCGTCATTCTGTCCGTAATCCAATTCAATAGCAGCAAGTTCAGTCGGGAATACACCTCTTAAAGTGTACGACTTAATTGTTGCTCCGTTTCTATCTAACTGGTCAACAAATGCGTCAACTTGATAATCCGCTGGATTTGTCAAGCCTTCACCGTCTGTTGCATTATTGATACCATTTGACCATCTTTCAAACGCATTTCTTAGTTTGAAGTTTGTATCATTTAGTACAGTAATTGTCCAGTCTGCATATGTTCTATCGCCAGCAATCTTAATCTGTCTACCTCTGAAAGGTACCGTAAATGACGGAATTGTCATTGCCGGTAACTGAGTAGTTTTACATAAGAATGCTAACTCTTCTATTTCTCCACCAACCTGTGCGTAACCAGGAAAAGGCATTGTTACCTTAAACTGATTGGCTCTTGCGCCACCGC